GCCGAGATGCCAGCTTAGTAATGGGCCAGCTGCTAGCTAATGGCAAGATAGGCCTAGCTGTACTAGAAACTTACAGCTCTCAGGTAGCAGTAGATGAAGTAGTAATAGCAGCTAGTATAAAAAAATGGGCTGATATGTATTACCCGCGTGTAGTTTGTTACGACAAATACACTACTGCCAGTATCGCCCAACGGCTACAAAATGCAGGGGTACAAACGCGCGATGTATCGGGGCAGAGCTTTTATACAGCTTGTAGCGATATGTACGACGCTTTAGTAAATGACCGCTTGCGCCATAGCGGGCAAGATGCGCTAATACAACAAATGGCTAACTGTGCAGCTAAACAGACACCGGACGCGTGGCGTATTGTTAGGCGCAAGTCTGCCGGGCCTGTAGATATACCTATTGGGCTTGCTATGGTTATTCACATATTGGCGCAACCTGTAGCAGAGGCAAAGGTATATGCCTAGACACGCCCAAACCTAAACTCTGTACCTATACTTGACTTTTAGGCAATAATGCCCCTATGGGATTACTACAAACTATAGGCCTGCGTAAAAAAGACGTAGAGGCGCAATTATCGCCGCCTATTATGCAACAAACTTACGGCGCGGGTGTTTATACGTTTGGCGGTTTATACAATACAAACGGCATACCGTTTATAGATAGAAACTTGAGTCTCCAAGTACCAGCGGTAAGTAGATGCCGTAACTTAATCTGTGGCGTTATTGCAAGTATTGATTTAGAGCTAATACAAAAAAGTACAGGCCGTAAATTACAAACACCTGTTTGGCTAGACCAACCGGACATAAGACAACCACGCAGCGTTACCATAAGTTACACCGTGGACAGTTTACTTATGTACGGGGTGGCCTATTGGCGTGTTACGTCTTTGTATGAAGATGACGGCAGACCTAGCGGCTTTGAGTGGGTAGCTAATACACGCGTTACAGTAACTACAGACCAATACGGTGATGAAGTAGATTATTACTCAATAAATGGGCAGCGCGTACCAGATAGCGGCGTAGGCTCTTTAATAACTTTTCAAAGTTTATTACCCGGCGTATTAGAAACCGGCGGGCGCACAATACAGGCCGCGTTAGATATACAAAAAGCGGCTAGCGTTGCAGCTGCTACGCCTATGGCAACAGGGTTTATAAAGAATAGTGGGGCAGATTTACCAGAGGCACAAATTAGCGGCCTACTGGCAGCGTGGAAAGCCGCGCGTAATTCACGCAGTACGGCTTATTTAACCAGCACGTTAGATTATCAAACTGTGGGTTACTCACCTAAAGAAATGATGTATAACGAGGCATCACAGTATTTAGCTACAGAGATAGCCCGTTTAATGAACGTACCGGCATATTACATAAGCGCGGATATGAATAACTCAATGACTTACCAAAATATCATAGACGGGCGTAAAGAATTTGTAGCTTACTCATTACAGCCGTTTATAAGTGCTATTGAAAACAGACTCAGTATGGACGACGTAACCCGGCGTGGCAATTCTGTGCGTTTTGCACTTGACGCAACTTTTTTACGCGCCGACACATTAAAGCGCCTAGAGGCTATAGAAAAAATGCTAACGCTAGGTCTTATAGATGTAGAGCAGGCACAAAGTATGGAACAGCTAAGCCCTAATGGACTAACAGAAAGGCCAGACAATGCTATTAACGTTTAGCGGCAATATAGAGGCAGTAGATAACGGCGATAGGCGCACAATTAGCGGCAAAATTGCGCCGTATGGAGAAGTAGGCAACACAAGCGCCGGGCGCGTAGTCTTTGCAGAAAACTCTATAACTGTTGCAGAGCCAAGCAAGGTAAAACTTTTAATGTCGCACGATAATTCTAAACCTGTAGGCCGTATGCAGAGCGTTACCAGTAATAAGACCGGGCTATACGCCAGTTTTAAGGTTAGTGCTAGCACACGCGGTAGCGATGCAATTTTATTAGCGCAAGAACAACTAATGGACGGGCTTAGTGTAGGCGTTGAAGTAGATGACTCACGCCAAGAAAAAGATTATCTGCTAGTTACGGCTGCTACCTTGAAAGAGGTATCTCTAGTAGAGAGCGCTGCATTTCCTAGCGCTGCCGTGTTAAAAATTGCTGCACAAAAAGACGCAGTAGATGATAACCAACCAACAGAAACGACAGGAGAAACCGTGGATAAAGCCCCGGAAGAAATGGCATCAGAGGCAACATTTTTGCCAGACGGTGCAACAGTAACGCTAAAGAGCGTTAGCTATGAAAAAGATGATGCCGAGGGCGATACCACACCGGTAGAAGCCGCGCGCAAAATTATTAAACCAAGTGCATTAAACTCACAAAGAGTACGCACACCTATTACAAATATGGGCTCTTATACAGAGCATAAAATTAAGGCAGCGCTAGGTAATGAAACTAGCAAACTGTACGTTACGGCGGCAGATGACTCATTTACTACAAACCCTGCATTTAATCCGACACAGTATTTAACAGAGTTTGTAACTAATACACGTTTTCCACGCAGCGCGGTAGATGCCTGCTCTAGAGGCGTATTGCCACCTAAGGGCAACACAATTAACGTGCCTGCACTTGTAGACTCAAACGGCGGGCTAAATGGTGTAGCACCTACCGTTACTGTAGAGGCAGAGGCCGGGGCTGTATCTAATACAGGTATGGTTACAGAGTATTTAACTGGAACTGTAAATAAATATGCTGGTATGAATACCCTTTCTGTAGAACTACTAGAGCGCACAGATAATCCGGGCTTTTTTGCTGAACTAACGCAACAAATGCAAAATGCTTATATGAACGCAACAGACCAAGCGGTTATTACTGCAATTAACGCAACAGGCTTTACAAGCACAAGCGTAGCAGCTACAGCGGCAGGTTTGATTTCTTACACCGCTGAAAGCACAGCTAACGTTTACAAAAACAGCGGCTATTTTGCACAAAACTTTGTAGGCAGCACAGGTATTTATAATCTGCTATTAGGTGCAGTAGATACCACAGGCCGCCCAATTTTTAACGCTTATCAGCCAAACGCGGCAGCACTTGCTAACGCAGCTGGACAGGTAGCTAATAACTCTGTACGCGGTAACGTATTAGGTCTAGACCTTTACGTAGATAGATTTATGACCGCTGGTGTAAATGATAATTCTGCATTTATTCTTGCACCAGAGGCATTTACTGTTTATGAAAGCCCACAGGCTTATATGTCTGTAAACGTAGTATCAAATCTACAGGTACAGGTAGCTATTTATGGCTTTATGGCAACTATTGCCAAAATACCTTACGGTATTTGCCGCTTAAATATCAGCTAATAAATAACTAATAGTCTGGCAGGGCCTTAGCCCTTTGGCTCTGCCAGACCTACAAAGAAAGGTACAAATATGCCGGCTACTTATGTTACTGCCGCTACATTAAAAGCGTCTTTAGGTGTTGGCACTTTGTACGATAGCTACACTTGGATAGAGGACACCTGCCAAGCCGCGCAAGATTTAATAAACGGTTTTCTATGGTTTGACTCTGCACCTGTAGTTGGGACAGCGTTAGTAAATAACGTAGCTACAGTAATGATAGCCAACCCCGGCCTATTTACTACTGGCCAAACCGTTACAGTAGCCGGGGCTGGCACTACTTTTAACGGCAGCTATACGATTACTAGCACACTACCTTTTAGCTCTGGTAGCACTAGCCTTTTACCAGCTTTTAATTTACAGCTAAACTATTACCAATACCCAGAGGGTTACAGCTTTATACAATATGCAAAAACGGCAGCTGACCAAAACTTTAGGCGCGTAGTACCTAGCGGCACTATGACGGGTGATGATACAAAGACGGCTACCTACGCTAATACACCTGCTATAAACGCAGCTGCACTTATGCTAGCTGAAAATATCTGGACAAGTAGATTTAGCACACAAAACGGCGGCGTAAGCGTAGACGGTTACAGCCCTAGCCCGTTTAAGATGAGTAATACTTTAATGGCATCTGTACGCGGTTTACTAGCGCCCTATCTATCGCCTAACGCTATGGTGGGATAATGCCAGCCGCGATAACTACACTACGCAGCACTATAGCCGCTGCCTTAGCTAATAACTCTGTTTGGTCTACCTTTAGTTTTCCACCTAGCACAATAGTAGCTAACAGCGTAGTAGTAGCGCCGGCAGACCCTTACCTTACGCCTAGCAATAATAAGCAAGCGACCATATCGCCTATGGCTAATTTTAAGATTATTATGACCGTGCCAATGTTTTCTAATGAGGGCAACCTTCAAGGCATAGAAGATACGATAGTAGCCGTGTTTAATAAATTGGCCGCTAGCTCTATCGTTTTTAACGTTACCGCTGTAACCGCGCCTAGCGTACTAACCCTGCCTAGCGGTGACCTGTTAACAAGTGATTTACAAATATCCGTACTAACGAGCTGGAGCTAAAATGGCACTAACAGATGAAGATAAAGCGTTTCTAATCAAGATAGGGCAAGAATTGCCTAAAGAGGTTAAAGAAACAAAGAAAAAAGAAACACCCGTAGAAACAACGACAACAGAAACAGAGGTATAAACAAATGGCAATTTTTCTATCTAACGGCGTAGTAGTTACGTTAGCGGCCGTGGATTTATCAAATCACGTTACTAGCGCAACTATTAACCGTAGTTTTGATGAGCTAGAAGTTACAGCTATGGGCGACACAGCTCATAAGTTTGTAAAAGGCCTAGAGGCCAGCACTATTACGCTTGATTTTCTAAACGATACTGCCTCATCTAGTGTACTACAGACTTTGCAACAGCATTGGGGTACTACGCAAGCCCTAACGCTAAAACAAACAAGCGCGGCTATATCTGCAACTAACCCAGAATATCAGACCACAGTTTTAGTTAATAACACTACAGACATTAACGGCGCTGTTGGCGATATTTCTACACAGAGCATTACATTTACTTGTAACTCACCTATCGTAGTAGACACCACACCATAACAAATAGACAAAGGGGCACACAATGGCAAAACTAAAAATAACAAGGGCAGACGGCAGCGTAACCGAGCATAAGATTACGCCCCGTATTGAGTATGCCTTTGAGCTGTATGCAAAGATGGGGTTTCATAAGGCTTTTAGAGATTTGGAGCGTCAAACAGATGTCTACTGGTTAGCTTATGAGTGTTTACGCACTAGCGGTGAAGTAGTAAAAACGTTTGGGGCAGATTTTCTAGAAACCTTAGCTAAAGTTGAGGTACTAGATGATGACCCTTTGGAATAGTGGGGCGCGGTAGCTTTGGCTATCTAATCGCACAAATTGCGGTAGAGACAGGCATAGCGCCCCAGTATTTATTAGATTTAGATGAAGTGATGTTTAAAAATATATTAAAGGTTTTAGGCGATAAAGCAAAGGCGGTGCAAGATGCCAACAGAGTTAAGAGGCGCTATTGAGGCCCGTAAAGCTCTAAAAAAGTTTGAGCCAGATTTAGCTAAAAGCATACAAAAAGAAATGGCTACGCTGCTAAAACCTATTGCTAAAAATGCACAGGGTTTTTTACCTAGCACAGTATTAAGCGGCTGGTCTAAGCCTTTATCTAGCGAGGCTATAAATTATAGGCCGTTTCCTAAGTTTGATTTAGGCGCTGCTAAAAAAGGCATAGGCTATAGAACTAGCCCTAGCAAGCCTAATAGAAATGGGTTTAGAGCTTTAGCGCGGATAGTAAATACAAGCGCTGCCGGCACAATATACGAAACTAGCGGGCGCAAAAACCCACAAGGCAGGGCACAGGGCAACACTAGAGATAGCTCACAAAGCCTTAACCCTAACGCAGGTAAACAGTTTATAGATGCGCTAGATGCTACAGGGCGCATAGTAGATGCTAACAATATGACGGGGGCAGGGCGTAGGTCTAATAAAATGAAAGGCCGCGTTATTTATAGAGCGTGGGCTCAAGACGGCGGCAAGACTAATGCAGCTGTGTTAAAAAGCATACAAAAAACTAAAGATTTATTTAATAAAAATATGGCACAGGTCAGCTAATGGCTGTAGACCCACAAGTAGTAGTAAATATAGCCTCTGAGTTTACAGGTAAAAAAGCGTTTAATGAGGCGGGTAAAGCGACTACTAAATTAGACAAGAATATAAAAAACTTAGCTAAAGGTTTATTAGCAGCGTTTAGCGTTAGGTCTATAGTTAATTTTGGTAAAGAGTCTGTAAAAGCATTTCAAGATGCAGAGAAAGAAGCGGCGCAATTACGCACCCAGTTAGACTCATTAAACTTAGGTTTTGCTGCCCCGTTTATAGGGCAGTTTATAGACAAGCTAGCCCTAGCCACAGGCAAGGCAGGCGGCGAGCTTAACGCCGCGTTTATTAGCCTTTCACAAGGCACACAAAATGTTACAGATGCACAGAAATTATTAAACGTTGCTTTAGATGTAAGCGCTGGTACGTCTACAGATTTAAAAACAGTAACTACAGCGTTGCAGCGCGCCTATTTAGGTGATGTAAATGCGTTGGCACGTTTAAGAATTGGCTATACCACAGCTAATCTAGCAGGGCGTGATTTTGATGAGGTTCTAACAGAGATAACAGAAAAATTTAAGGGCTCATCTAGTCAAGCTGCCGACACTTTAGCAGGCAAAATGGCTAGGCTATCGGAAGCTACAGAGCAGGCTAAAGAAGCGTTTGGGGCAGGCTTTGTAAAAGGTTTGGAAAATAGCGGGGCGGCTGTAGAGGACTTACAAAAAGACGTAATAAGTCTAGGTGATGCGTTTGGCTATGCAGCTGGTCAGGCTACAGGTTTCTTTTCACAAACTTTTAACGATTTAATAAAGTTTTTTGAGACAGACCAAGGCGCTATAGCACAGTTTGCGCGTAGTCTTATTAAATCGCAAGGTGAGGTAAATCGTAAAAACGAAAAGGCTAACAGCGCGGCATTACGTGCCCGTAACGCTATATTAAAAATAGAGGCAAAAAATTTAGCTACGCTAAAAAACACTACTAAAGAGAAAGAGCTACAAGCTAAACTAGACAAAGCCGCCCTAGCACTTGGCAAGGGTGCAGATGTATTTGACCTAGACAAAATACAGGTACAGGCAGCGCTACTAGCTAAGCAAGATGAAATAAACAAACTAGGGGTTAATGCTACAGACCAGCAAAAACTACAGCTAGCTAATGACTTAACCCGTCTATCTATTAAACAAACTATGGCACAGCTTGAAGATGCTATAGCGGCAGCACAGGCGGCAACTACTGAAAAAGAAAAAGAGCTGGCAGTAGCAGAGGCGCAACGTTTAGCAAAAAAACTAAATATGGATTTAGAGATATTAGGCGTTATGCAAAAACAAGATTTTAAGTTAAAAGATATAGAAAAGATTTACGATAAGTTTATGCCTAAAGCGCTTATAGACTTAAAAAACTTGCAAGATGCTTTAGATTTATTGCTAAAAATGGCAGGGCTTAAAATAACACCTAGTACAACTACTACCACTACTAGGACTACTACGACTACTACGCCTACGACTACTACGACTACTACGCCTACTACTACTACTACTACGCCTACTACTACTACGCCTACGACACCTAACACAATTAGCACGATAATTAATGATGCTGTGGCAGCTATATCTAGTAGTGAGTTTGCCGGCACTTCATTGGCTAACCCTGCCAATATACTTTCTAGTGCTAGATTAACAGCTCAATTAGACCAAATTATGGCGGGCTTTGCACACAGTAATCAATTAGCGGCAGACCGTTACACAGCACAATTAGAAGAAATTACGGCTAGAAATACTTTAACAAATGATTTAGCAGCTGCTAGATATACGGCTATGCAAAATTATTACGCACCTGTTAAAGTAGAAATTGTAGATAAAACTAGCGGCCTTATTGAAGTAGTACAAAACGCAGTTATAGAAAATACAAGGTTTGGTAATTCTTTAACTTATACTGGAAACGTAGCAGCACAATGACGTTACCGACAATAAACGCGGTAATTAACTTTAGTACTGGCCCTAGCTTTGCTCAAGCTATGATTTTAGGTGAGGGCATATTAGATACAAACATATTAGCCGATAGCGCCGCTGTTATTGTAGATGTATCAAATGTAGTAGATAGCATACAAACTAAAAGAGGCCGTAACGCGCAAGCCGATAGATTTCAAACCGGCACACTTACGTTACGCATAGTAGACCAAAACGGTGATTTTAACCCTCAAAACCCTAGTAGCCCTTATTTTGGCTTGCTTGACCCTATGCGCAAAGTTGCTATATCGGCTACTTATAGCAGCGTTACTTACCCTGTATTTAGCGGTTTTATTACTAGCTATAGCACTACTACGCCCAAAAATGCGTTAGATGTCGTTTATACCACAATAACGGCAGTAGATGCGTTTAGACTTGCCCAAAATGCACAAATATCTACAGTAACAGGGGCTACCGCGGGCAACTTATCCGGCACACGCATTAACCAGATTTTAGACCAGATAGGTTGGCCTGCCTCTATGCGTGATGTAGACGCGGGGCTAACTACACTACAGGCAGACCCCGGCACAGCCCGTACCAGCCTTGCAGCTATGGAAACGGTAACTATAAGTGAGTATGGCGCGCTCTATGTAGATGCCAGCGGCTCATTTGTATTTCAAGATAGAAACGTAACCACGGCAAGCATAGGCGGCACACCTACCGTATTTAATGATAATGGCACAAATATAGGTTATTTTGACGCTGTTTGGCGCTTAGATGATACTTTGATATACAACGAGGCCAGCATTACCCGTACAGGTGGAACGGCACAAGTAGCGACAGACGCGGCAAGTATTGCCAAGTACTTTACCCATAGCTATAACCAACAAAATCTACTAATGCAGACAGACGCGGTAGCCCTAGATTACGCTCAAGCCTATGTAGCTAGCCGTAAAGAAACCTCTATAAGATGTGATGCCATTACCCTAGATTTGTACACAGATAACTATAATGCCGGCATAATCGCGGCCCTAGACCTAGATTTTTTCGACCCTATAACTATTACTACAAACCAACCGGGCTCATCTACTTTAACTAAGACTTTACAGGTGTTTGGCGTATCTATGGCAATTACGCCCGGCAGCTGGAAAACGACACTTACAACACTAGAGCCGATAATAGACGGCTTTATACTAGACTCGGCGATATACGGCCTGCTAGACACAGGCGTTTTAGCTTACTAAGGGGGTAACAATGGCAGCGGGCTTAGGATTTAAGACCTTTACTACAGGTGAGGTTTTAACAGCCGCGGACGTAAACGGCTATTTAATGCAAGGCGTATTAGTTTTTGCTACAGAGGCAGCGCGTAACAGCGCGATTACTTCACCGCAAGAAGGTCAATTTGCATTTACTAAAGATACTAACAGCCTATGGTATTACTCTGGTAGCGCGTGGGTAGCTAGCGGCGCAACAGGTGATATAGAAGGTGTAACAGCTGGCACAGGTATTAGCGGCGGTGGCACTAGCGGCACAGTAACTATTACTAACTCTATGGCAACTGCGATAGATGCTAAAGGCGATTTAGTAGTAGGCACGGGTGCAGATGCTTTTAGCCGCTTGGCAGTAGGCGCTAATGGAACAGTATTGACCGCCGATAGCGCCGAAGCAACAGGGTTGAAGTGGGCTGCCGCTGCTGGTGGTGGTAAGGTGTTGCAGATAGTTCAAGATGTGAGCACAACACAAGAAAGCACAACTAGCGCAACTTATGTTGATACAAATTTAAGCATTGCAATAACTCCAAGTGCCGCAACTTCTAAAATCTTATGTATTTTGGCAGCTCCAGTAAGGTCTGCCAACACTACTTCTACGACTTCCGTTTTGTCCTATTATAATATAGTTAGAACTTCAACAGAAATTGCAGCAACTAACATTTCTTATGAAGGCCCTACAGGAAGTCTTGCACTTCACGGGAGCGCTTCTATTGTTTATCTTGATTCTCCAAGCACGACTTCAGCTACAACTTACAAAGTGCAGATGCGTAGAGCCGTTACCAATAACACTACATTTATGGCGGTAGAAAGCCAGACAGCAACTTTAACTCTTATTGAAATTGGAGCATAATAATGATAATTGATGAAGATGCAATCCACAGTTTAATTCCAAATACGGAATGGCACTATGCGGCAGGAGTGCTAACTGTTTTTACCGAGGGTGTTAAAGCCCCTTCATTTGAAGAAATAGCTGCTGAAAAAATTAGGCTTGAAAAAATTAAGGCAGAAAAAGAACAAGCAGCGTTAGCAGAAAAGCAAGCATTGCTTAATCGCCTTGGCATTACCGAGGCCGAAGCTAAGCTTCTTTTAAGTTAGCACAATCTATAAAGAATATGCTAACAAGCTATAACGGCTGGCCTGCCAGTAAAGACCCGGCAGAAATTGGCATAAACAGTTATGCAGTACCCGGCACTAATAGAAAACTTAGATGCGCTGAGGCTGTAGCACCTTTGCTAGTAGGTTTTGCCGCTGAGTTTCACGCGCTAATAGAGCCAATAGATAAGGGCGATTTAGATGAGTGGGGCTACGCTTTCCGTATGGTACGCGGTACTACAGATAAATTAAGCTGCCACAGCAGCGGTACAGCAATAGACCTAAACGCAACTAAACACCCGCTAGCAGCTGTGGGCACGTTTCCAGCCGAAAAAGTACCTATGATTAGAGCGTTAGCTAAAAAGTATGGCCTAACGTGGGGCGGGGATTACCGTAACCGTAAAGATGAAATGCACTTTGAGGTTAGCATAAATGCAGACAAAGCGGCTAAGCGCATACTAAAGTTAAGCAAAGGGCTAACCGACTAAGGGGCAGAGCAGGTTAGGTAGATGAATAAAAAACAAATAGAGGCAGCGTTATACAGCTATGGGCGCGCCGCGCTGGCAAGCGTTGCAGCTCTTTATATATCCGGTATAACAGACCCTAAAGTATTGGCTAACGCCTTTATAGCTGGGTTAATTGGGCCGCTGCTAAAGGCAGTACAGCCTAATGAGAAACAGTTTGGCATAGGCGCTAAGTAGTGCAAGCCCTGCTAAGGGCGCTGGTACTTGCAACGCTCTTAGCTGGGTGCGGCTATGACGGCTGGGTGAGGTATCCGTGCCAAGAATATGAAAACTGGGAAAAACCAGAGTGTAACCCGCCTCAATGCAAAGCAACGGGCGTATGTACAGAAAATCTTATTAACCCCAATGAGTAGACCGCGTACAAAATTAACGCCGGAAGATATACACGCCCGGCTAATCTTTTTTATAGGTGCTGTATTGGCTATGACCTTTTTTGGTATCACTATGGGCGCTGTATACGCTTTAGTATTTGTAACACAGCCAATAGGGGCGCAAGCGCCTAATGACAGAGATTTTATACAGCTGCTACAGACCCTAGCTATATTCTTGACAGGCGCTCTAGGCGGGGTATTGGCTGGTAATGGGCTTAAATCTAAAGCTGATAAAGACACAAAAAAAGACACGCCGCTATAAAACTAGCAATATGTCGCAGGCATAGGTCATACTTTTACTACACGCTGAGAGGGCTACTTAGTGTAGTAGTTTTATCAGCCTTAACAAAGGGTGAAATATGTTAGCTGATGTAGCTGTAATTACTTTAACTGTATTGATAGTAGGCCTGTTTATGCTAGCTGCCTACCGTACGGGTTACCGTGAGGGCCACGGCGACGGTTACCTAAGAGGGCGCAATATAGCTAAGGCCTTAAAAGAGGTAACTAAATGAGCTTTTTAGACGGTTATGAAGATGTAAACGCAAGAATTAAAAGAGCCCGGGCTGAGTTTCCCGGGTTACGCCTAGTAGCCTACATAGAGGACATAGACCTAAAAAACGGCTATATCTTAATTAGAGCTGAGGCGTACAAGAACTATGAAGATGATAAACCAAGCGCTGTAGATTATGCGTTAGAGGTTAGGTCAGACCGCGGCGTAAATGCTAATTTCTGGGTAGAAAACTGCGTAACCTCTGCCTATGGGCGCGTTATTGGCTTGCTAACGCCGGGCGGTGTCGGTAGACCTACAAGGCAAGATATGGAGAAGGTAGAGGCCATACAAGCGCCATTACAGACACGCGGGGCAGGCGGTGCAGTACCTACCGCCGCTGAGTCTATAAGCGCTCTAAAGGCCAAGCTAGGGGCAGAGCCAATGCCAGAGCCGCCTATATGTAAACACGGGCATAGAGTGCTAATTGAGGGTTTATCTAATAAAACAGGCAAGCCCTATAAGGGTTATTTATGCCCCGATAAAGTCAAAGCTAATCAATGTGAGCCACTATGGCTAAGGCAGTACGGCGATAAATGGCTAAGGCCAGATGACCACGCAGAGGTACTACTAGAGGCCGGGCGCAACCTAGACCCTGTAGCAGAGCGTGAGCCTGTACCAGATGAGCTATTAAGTGAGTCTGAGAGGGCCAGCCGTGCAACCAATTAGACAGACAGAGCTAGGTTTAGAGCGTGAAGCAAAGGTAGCTAATTACCTTACTACGGTATATCCGTGGGTATTGACCCCTACACCTAAATACTACTTTACAGATTTTCATATAAACGAAAAACAGGGTAACGGCTTTGAGAGCTACATAGGTGATTTAGAGGTGTTATGGTGTAACTATTCTTATACACAGCCTACCTTTGTAGCCTACACAAAGCTGCAACAAATGAGCATACTGCCGCTGTTCAAAGACCTAGAAAGCGCTTATCACAGGCTAGTATTTAGGTTTACAGACGGCCTATTTATAGTGCCAGTAGAGGCCCTGCAACCATTTAGACCTATTGTACATAATCACTTTGTACGTGAAGATGTAACAAAGTTAGTAGTACGCCTAGAGCTTGCTAATTATATGCAATTCTATAAACCAATAGTTATTAGATAATGGGGTTAAAAACTATGCTTTATATAGAGGCTAAATGTAGACAATGCAAAACAGTAACGCTACAGCTAGAGCGCGTGGTATCTGACCACCTGCCACCTAACGTTAAATGCCTACAATGCACACGCTGTGGGCTACTAGATATAACGTTAGTAGACGTAGCCAATGCCCGGCAGGTACGCAATTAAGTTATCCACAGGGGTTAAAAAGCTGTGGACAACACGCCCGAGCCCCGTTCAAGTTATCCACAATTTGCCTTTATGCTTGACTATGCCACTACGATTACTGCGCGCAGGCAGAGCCGCCCTAGCGGATAGCTCAGCCCAGCTGCGTAATCTTAGGGTAGTTCTATGCCTAATCTTAGGCTCTATCTTTATACAAAGTGTTCCGGCTAAGGCCGATATAAACGCTATAGATGCTTATAAAATATATGCTCATATAAAGATAGGTAACTATAAAGAGTTTGTATGCTTAGAGAAGCTGTGGACTAAAGAGAGTAATTGGCGATATAAAGCTAAAAACAAAGACAGCAGCGCTTATGGCATACCACAGCTGTTAAATATGAAAGAAACAAACCCTTACAAACAAATAGATTTAGGGCTAAAATACATAGATAAGCGCTATAAAGGTAGCCCTTGTAAAGCTTTAGTGCATCATAAGAAAAGGGGTTGGTACTAATGGCTAAGCGTGGTGACCCTAGAGTAAACAGGGCTTATAGATATAAGTTTAGAAATCAAGTTTTGGCTAGAGATAACTTTATATGCTTTTATTGCAACGGTGATGCAGACCAAGTAGACCACGTTATACCTGTAAGCAAAGCGCCTGAATTAGTCATGAGCTTTGATAACGCTGTGGCCTGTTGCAAGCGCTGTAACGTACAGAAAGGCAATAAGTCTCAAGGCGTTTTTTTAGCCAAGACGGCTAC